CTATGGAAGAAACTCAGTAACCGCCTCGGCATAACCAGAATAATGACTAGGTGTCAAGTGCGCATAGCGGCGCACCATTGATTCAGATTGCCACCCGCCCAAGTCTTGCAACACATACAGCGGAGTCCCCGCCTGCGCATGCCAAGACGCCCAGGTATGCCGCAAATCATGCCAACGAAAGTCCTGTATTCCCGCTCGCTGTAACGCCTGATGCCAGGCACGAGTATTCACCCAACGAATAGGACGACCACAATAAGTAAACACCAACTCATGATGCTGTCCACGTTGCGCCTGAAGCACTTGCAACGCATGAAACGATAAGGGAATCCGGATCGCTTGCCGTCCCTTCGCCTGATCGGCAGGAATACGCAGCACTTTACGCACAAGATCGACCTGCCCCCAATGCAGCTTTAAGACATTGGCCTGACGCAACCCCGTCGCTAAAGCAAAAATCACAATAGCGCGTTGATGCAACGGCAACTCGGACAGCAACGAACGAGCCTGAACAGGCGTCAACCAGCGAACCCGTTTCGTCGGTTCTCGAAACAATGAAATATGCGGACACCGATCAATCCACAGCCAAATATCAAACGCACGGCGCAAGATAGAACGGATCAAGGCCAAATAACGATTTGCAGTGGATGGAGAAGTCTGAGCCGCTTTGAGCGTAGCTACATTCAAAATTAAATCGCTATCAATAGCAGCTAACTTCTTCCCAGAAAAATGAAATGCAAGCCAGCGTAATTTAGCGGTGTCTTCATGCACCGTTGCTTTGTGGGATTTCTCGGACAACCAGCGCACTGCAGCGTCATCCCATAAAAAATGAGACATAACCTCTCCTAAGTTCTTAATCTTTTTTTTGGGATGGTATGGCGAAGAAAATTGCAGGACGGCCTTGCCGTGAAACAGGGTCAGCGCATTACTAACGCACCATAACAGCGGTTTTGCGTCAGGGAGTAAACGGGGAACGCGGAGAATGAATCGGAGTCTTGATCTAGTCAGCGCTGAAAAGAACGCAGGCTAGAAGCGTCACCGTAGGGGGCTAGCCCCCTACACCCCCGATTGATCTACACTAAGCAGGAAAACAAGAGGAAAAATGACAATGACGCAAAAAGAACACAACGCAGAAATCATCAATGAACGGGAAGCACAAATTGCAAAAATACTCACCGAAACCAGCAAGCTGAACGCAGAAACAGCAAAGATTCAAGCTGAAATTCACGAAGTAAATGCACAAACAAAAAAACTAATAGCAGAATCAAAATGGTATCCCGTGGTAGTCGGAAGTAGCCTCATTGCCGCAGGAGCTACCGCGGCCACACTATTCATCAAGCTATTCCACTGAATAAACAGCGCAGAAAGCTATATATTCACCTACAAGCAGCATTAACAGCATTATCTACAGCAGCAGTAGCCTCGTAGGAGCGATTAACGCCCATCTGATCCAAAATAACAGCACGCTGCTTCCGCGCAGCATCACAAGATGAATTCTGCACAGGAATAGATGAGCCGAGAGGATGAGAAACACTACGCTGAAAACGATCATTAGCGTAACGCTGTTGCAACTCCTGATCGACCCGATAACGACGCCAAAGCTCACCATTACTAGGAGGAGAATCAGGAACAGCTTGCCAAGTTCTCACCTCCACTCCCGAAGAACAAGGTTCAGACTGATAAGAAACATGCCTTTTATACAAACACTTATAGACTAACTGATCGGCGAAAACAGGAGAAGAAACAAATAAACTAAAGAAAATGAACAAAAAAGAGGGAATTCTAAAATTCATAAGCTCATCTTATAGAAGATACAAGATTGCTAATCATGAACATATACATATCTTCATTTCTGAGAACTAAGACGGGAAAAAGACAGATCCACAATAAGAAAATAAGATATGAGAAATTAATCACACTTCACTCAAAATTATGAACATAATATAAATAGATTATGAATCAATCATAACTGGCATGAAAATTGCATTATTGACAAAAGAATAAAAATATGAATGAAAAATAACAACAAGACCCCAAAAACTAATGAGAAAACAAAGAACCAGACCGCGATTCATCATGATGCTCATAGCCTGGTGATTCTGGAAACGTCCCCATAGCACGCTCCCCTTTTCCTATTATATCCCCCTGAACCAAAGCATCACCGGGGGCATCACTCGCTGCGCTCGCAATGCCGCCTGATCGCTGCTGATCACGGGATAAATTATATAAACGCGGGTCCGTCTCACGGACAGGTTCCCGCCAAGGCCATGCAGTCGCAACTAAAACATGGTTAAGGACAGACATTCGAATGCCATAAGAATGCACAGAAACATCAAAACCCAAAGCACGTAACTGCTCCAAGTCAAGCTGCTCAATCACCACATTTTCCGTATTAATCCATTGCACCCAAGCACGGTAATCATTCCCCACTTGCGCAAGTGCAGCTAAACGTAACCGCCCCTTCGTATTAAGATCAAAAATATAACGCTGCTCTGGCCCCAAATCTGACAAAGGATCGACAGGAGGCACCGCAGGCGCTGCAACATCCTGATGAACAGGACCAGAAACAACCTGCCCCGGCTTAAACACCTGTCCTACACCAGAAGAAGAAGAACTAGAAACATCATGAGTAGAAAGACCACTACTCCGGAAAAAACGAGAATAAAAATGAAACCCCACAACACCGATTGCCAAGAAAAAAATAGCCTTTATTAACATCACTGCCCAGACCGTTCTCTTCCCCTGAGAATACACCTCCGTATTCCGTGCCCCTGGGGCATACCCATCATAAAGAGGAAAAATAGACGCATCATATTTAAACGTCTGACTCCCCACCTTCTCAAACTTACCTGCCGCCACAGTATGGTAATACGTCACACGATAACGGTTCTTAAGACCAACAACCGTCAATTTCTGAAAACTATGCTTACGTTCAATACGTGCACGAATCGCAGGATGCATCCGCTTAATCCACTGCGTCATCAACACTGCATCGCCGCCATTCTGACCCAATAACGCCCAAAAATTCTCTATCTGAGGTGCTAACGGTGCACGAGACTCAACATAAAACTCATGCACCTCATCAATAACAATCAACACATCTTTAAAACGATCTTCAATACACCACTTACCATCAACTTCATCACGATAGCAAACAAATGTATTTAATACGTCATCCGTATTAACAACGAAAAGAAGTTCACGAATACGCGCCTCTGATACCCCCAAATACTGAGCAATCAACTCATAACGCAACCCATTCAAACGCGCATAAACACGACGGCCCTCACGAAGAGCAGGAAGAATATGATGCTTCACCGCGTCATAACTTTTCCCAGAACGAGGCACACCCTCATTAAAGACCAACATCACCAAATTCCCAAAGTTAACAACCGCCTAAATATAGAAAAAACAATCGCCGCACTAATGACCCGCATAGAATTAGATAACTGAAATACGTCAGCAAACCACACGACCGTACTACCAGCCTGACCTAACATGTCCCCTATCGTTTGCTGCCTAAGAAAATCGGGCCAAGGCAATACACCCACAACAAATAAAATCAATGAAAAACAAAAGTCACAAAAAGAAACAAAAATATCAGAAACAAAATCAGCCAAAGCAAGAAAGATCTTAGTGATTAAGTCCCAAAGCCACTGCGTAAGATCAGTTAACCACCCAACCCTTAATATAAACATGATTCCTCCCACCTAACGCAAGGTCGCAATACGAACGGCATAATAAGAAGCAATCGCAAAAATAATATAACCAGCCGACCGCAAAAAACTCAAAAAAACACCGCTGCAATGATAATCAAATGTCATTTCCGGCCAATACGCAGAAGCAGACAACGTAAATACAGGACATTCCCCAGATGCAGAAATGGTTAAAAAGGAAGAAATACCAGAAATAAAAGGAAGATCATTTACTTTAGCCTGATACCCTGATACGACGGCGTCTAATGTCTTACCATTACGTTTATAAAGAACACCGGTGCCTGAAGGTGAACCGCTACCTGGGGTATCCTTATCACCCCCTGATTTATCACCACCAGAACCACCAGAACCACCAGAACCACCAGAACCACCAGAACCACCAGAACCACCAGAACCACCAGAAGAACCACCAGAAGAACCGCCAGAAGAACCGCCACCAGAACCAGTAGAAGCAAATGTAGTTGTATTATAATTGTTATAAGTATTATTAGTAATCTGAGTAGATGTCCCCTTACCATCGACACGCCAATCCCCCTTATCCTTAGGCGCGTCCACAGGAGCAATCACAGGAACATCAATTTTATTCAATGTTGCTGCATGATTACCGTCAGAAGCAATCTGAGTCCCCACCTCACCTGGTTTCCAACAATACTGATGCCCCGTCGATGAAGTAGCACAATATTTACCGTCCTGCCTCACACACTGCGTTAATGTCCCCATGCGTGTACATTCATCCTTAACAACATCCTGAACAGGAGGCGGCTCCTGACTAGACTCAGAAGAAGAACCACCGGACGGAGAAACACTACACAAATTCCCATTAGGCGTCATACCAGGTAAAACATACCTAACCTTGCCGTCATCCTGTCCTACACCAATGATTCCGTGAGAACGATCCAAATCATAAGAACACCCATTATAACAAGCCGTAGACGGAACACGCACACCGGAAGGAAGCGTTAAACCAAGAAGTGATTTAGGAGAACGCGTAAGACACGTTTTCCCCTCAGGATAGACCCGCTGAAAATAGACCGCACTACTATCACAACTATCAGAAGAAGGATGACCAGGCGCAGTGCTATAACCACCGAAACCAATCACATGACCATTATCAGTCATAGGACAATCAACCACTTGCAAACCAGGAATATTACTATCCTTCAATTCATTAGAACGCCACAGCTGATAACTTGCACTAGCAACTGCATAAGCCTCCCCCCTATCGAAACACTGATTAGGATCCCAATGCGGCTCACCGATCTCGCAAGCAAAACTAAAACGAGAAATAAAAAGAATCACAAAAAAAACGAGTATGCGAAAAATACTCATGAAGCATCCAGCCCCTTAACAGCAGCCCAGCCACATAAAGCACCAAGAAAACAAGAGAATAAAGTAATGATCACAGTGCACCTCCCCACCAGCCGGTGAAGAGCGACACTAAAAGTGTCGCTCGAGATATTTCAACCGAAGAAACCCGCGACTTTTTTCGCACCCCATTTAGTAAAACCAACCAATGCAATTAAAGCAGCAGCACCAATGAGAGCCGCCGCCGCCGATTTAACATCAAGTCCAGATAAAATATCTGCCATACATCACCTCGTTTATTGATTATCGGCTATCAAAAAATGTCGCAACGGTGCCGATAATACGCGCCACGACATACCAACCAATCACAGTAAAAGCCACCGCAGTAGAGGTCTGAATAACAGCTTTCATCTCAGGCACCTCAAACACACGTTGCACCAACTGATAAACACCATACTCTGACCCACTCACCAATACATACCCAGTACACTCAGACACACTCTGACCTGTAGCAACCAAGGTACCATCAGCTTTTAAAGAGACGCAGAGGGCCATGACTTAACAAACATTCCCAAAACAAGAAAAAAAACATAATCAACAAAAAACAACAAAAAAAACTCTACACACCAACACAAAAACAAAAAAATAACTAAAACAAAAAACGATAACACGGCACTAATCAAGTGACCTTAGAAGGAACAACAGAAACAGGCTCCTTATTAGAAAAGTCCTTTAATGCAGAAGATAAAGAAATCAACTTAAGACGTCTTAACACCAAATTCCCATAATCATCCGTCCCATACGAATCAGGATGAATTAAATATTCACCAGGGGAATACACAGGAGCAGAACCCAACTTCAAACTAAATACAGTCTCATACGCCCCTCCCATCACCACAGCAGCACGCTGTTCCCGAAAAATCTGAGGCCCTGTCTTAGTATTTACGGAACGTTCAATAACAATATTATCTTTCACTCTCACAATAGACATAAATCACCCAATATTTAAATTAAAAGAAATCTACAATGACCTACACACACACGCCCACAGGACAATCCGCTAACGTCTCTCGCAAATACGCAGGCAAATCCCCTCCCTTACAAATACGCCGAAAACGAGAAGGCAACCCCTCACGCTCCACACGATCAACAATAAAATCAGAAAACCCACACCCCAACGCTTGACGCAACACCCCTAACGCAGGCCCCACCTGACGACGCAGCCAGCGCACCAACGCCTCACCTGTCGCCTCCACATGCTTTACCACCGTCTGAATACGACTCACAGGAGAAACAACAACAGAAGAAAATAACTGGCACAAATAATCATAAGAACCACGCAAATAACGCATGGGTTCTTCTAATAAATCAAAAGGAATCACGGCATGCTTGGCATAGAAACGCACCTCATAACGCACCCAAGGAGACTCAGCCACACCGAGCTGCTTGCCTTTCTCATAAATACACAGTTGCTTATGCCCACGTTGCCCCACATACAACGTACACCCAGACCCTCCCCCATGATCATCTAAAAAACGCGTACGCGGAGGAGTCCCACCAGAAGAAAACAACAGACAACCACCGGCAGGAGCTAAATGCTCACGCGCAAGCGCCTCATGATGACGCACCGTCCCCAACGTACCGTCATAATCATCATAAGCCACATCACAGCGAGTAATACGCGCATCCAAAGAAGCCAATGAACGTTTCACCTTTGACCAATCATGAATATAACGGCAGGCTGCACCCGTCAAACTAATACAATACGAATCCGCATTCCCATCCCAGCCAATCTTGCCAACTAGATCACCATTAGAATCTAGAATAGAAGCACTTGAATTATAAAAATGCCAACGCACAGACGTATGAGAACCCACAATGACATCATCAGGATTCAAACCAAATAACAAATAGAGAAGAAAACGAGGCTCATCAAAATAACCCGCCTCTGCTAAACGAGCATAACTAAAAACAACAGTCAAATAATCAATAGAAACAGGATAGGAAGGAGCAACACCCTTTTGGCCCGTATTACTGTTCGGGCCTGACCCCTTTTCACCGGACGGAGCGGGAAACGCATAAGACGGATTCACACGATCGCGACGCGTCTCATATAAATAAGCAGCCTTCTTCAGCGCAGCACGGCGCTCACGCTCCAAAAAATCAACATGGACCGCAGAATCACACGAAGAAGAGCGACGAGACATAAAACACCTATGCAAAAAAAAGAACAAAAAGTTAAATAAAGCAACTATATTTGATCATGAATCTTCTGAATGACGTAATAAACAAAAATAAGAGACGATATGGGAATTAGCACCCAGGAAAAGGCAGAAAAGCAAAACCAAACAATTAGAAACATGAAAAAGCATGAAAGAACCCCAGAAAGAATAGTAATAAAGAGAGCAATAGCCAACCTAACTAAAAAAAGACGTTCAAAACTCAGTTTTTCGGAGTTCCATAAATCAATCATTATTAAAACCGAGAAATTCCAAAAAGCTTAAAACACAAAAGAACAGAAGCTAGAATAAGTGAAAAAAGTGCAGAGATAAAAACAAAAGAACGCACTTCACGTTCTCTAGTCACAAAGCGTGTAGCATAAAGATTAAGAGTACCGGCAGTAACTACTAAGAAAAGAATAAAGACATCAATCATGCTAATGATCGCCTTAATAAATAACACTCGTCCAGTTGATCCAATGCCGCAGCACGCACAAACAACCAAAAATCAAACTGCTGAGGTAAACTATCTGGCCACAAATCCAATTGACAGACGTACATCTCAGCAATATTCAATGCCATGCGTGCGCCTCGTTCAGTATCGGTAATACGCATAGTTCACCCAGAAGACAAAGAAGAAAGAGAAGATAAACGGTGGTTCAATTCTCCAAGCTCAGAAGAAATATCTTGCATATACAAATACATAAGTTGAACACAATCCAATACATCACGATCTGAAAGTTTAGAAGCGACACAGAACATTCGCACTAAATCTTTCTTAATAGATAGAAATTCACATTCAAGATCAGAAGCAGATGAAGTTAAAGAAGAAATATACCGATGAAAATTAAAAGAATCAGTATCTAAAACAGATAGTTTAGACATATCCGATCGCCTTGATTAAACGCTGTATATGTACAGACTTTATATCTTGAGAAAGATGAAACAACTTAATCTCAGCGTCCAAAATAGCCGTAGAAATATGACGCCTTTCTTGAAACATCTCTATATCAAAAACTCGAAAATCTAACTTCTCAAATTTCTTCTTAGCTAAAACCAAATCATTCACCACTTCTTCAACACCAGTGAATAAAAGATCAATTCTAGGAGACGGCTTACAAGACTTACGCTGATCAGTCACCGGAACCACAGAAACCGCAGATACTTCATTTTGCTCATTCAACATCTCAACACTCCTACCGTGCCTTATCATGCTCAAAAGAAGAGAAGGGAGAAATAAAATCACAAAAAACCAAAGAAAGGGAATGCAAAACACGAAGAACACTAAGAAGATTATTAAGAGTGTCATCTAACACTTTAAGACCTTGTTTATCAGCAAGGTGATAAAGAAATGAATAAGATTCAGTTAAAGAAAAATAGAATAAATCCAACTTATCTTCAATAGCTCGAATATCATCAATTAAACTGCAAATATTCGCATGTTCTGGAAGAACAGCAGCCAACTCAAAAGACTCAGATACAGATTCTTGATTATTCAACATTGCTACACTCCTACCGTGCCCTATCCTGTCTTAGAACACCTCCCCATCCAGGATAGGATGAACGGGGAGATGATTGTCCCTGACTAGAGACAAATAAAAAAGTACTCTTAATAGAGTCAAATGTCTACAGTTAGAGACAAAAATATGCACGCAACAAAATTAATCGAACTGGCTGTTCAGCGTCTAGACAGGAAGAATGTACGTGCCCTTGCAGAACGTATAGACATAGCACACGGAGTTCTGTACGACTGGAAAAACGGAAACAAACCGATACCAAACGAACGGATACAAGAACTAGCAAAGATTGCAGGGGAAGACGCAGGACAATGGTTACTACTGATCAGATCAGAACAAGATCAAGGAGAACTAAGCAAAGAATGGGCGAAGTTATACAAAAGGCTAACCGCAACAGCGGCAACGGTACTAGTAGGCGTTGGCGTCAGTATTCCTAACGCATCTCATGCAAGGATGGGAAATAAAGAGGAGTTAAAACAAGCGAATAAGCTGGTGGGCCGTGCTGGAATCGAACCAGCGACCAGCGGATTAAAAGTCCGATGCTCTACCGAGGACTAAAAACGCTATGGAAGAAACTCAATAACATCATGAAAATAATGGGGAAAATGACTAGGCTAGCAAAATGCCACTAATCACTCCTAGACATTGCAATGCCGTCCTAAAAGCGGTTTACGGAAGATAGTGAGCTGGTGACGCGGAGAAAATATCGAAACCCTAATCTAGTCAGCGCTACAACAACACGAATTTAGAGCGTCACCGTAGGGGGCGCACCCCCTACACCCCCCCACGTCATTTTTATGCATGGCATCATGTAACCATGCAGGTAACTAAAGGAAACTTGTAATGACATCAACTCACAGACCAGACAGCAAGATAGTTCACCACAGGGAACAAATGCGCGCAGCTGGATTGCGTCCTGTGCAGCTCTGGGTACCGGATACGCGCACACCGGAATTCGCTGCTGAAATTCAAAGCCAGTGCCGCGCCCTGAAAGGCGACCAGGCAGAAGCCGACGCTTTACGCTTCACAGAAAAAGCCATGACCCATATTGAAGATTGGAAATGATTCAACGTGGCGACCTTGTAACAGTTTCCCTACAAGGCGACTACGGCAAGCCTAGACCAGCGTTGATCGTTCAATCAGACCTTCTAACGGAGTTAGATAGTGTCGCACTGTGTCCGGTCACGAGCGACCTGCGGAATGCGATATTTCGTGTCACCGTTGAACCAACTGCGGCCAATGGTTTACGGACACTGTCGCAGGTCATGGTAGATAAAATTTCAACACTACCACGTAACAAAATCAGCGAACCTTTTGGACGTCTCAATGACGAGAGAATGAAAGCAATAGAAAGAGCATTGTTACTAATTATTGGTATCATTTAAAAACTGTGTCGGCACTCAACATCTCGAATAAAAAAAGATGATGAGGCCGATCATACAAAGCAAAGTGATGTGAAGATTAGCCAATAACCTAATCACACTCTAAATGTTCACCATAAAATGGAAGATCATCAACTGCACAATCAAACTCCCATTCAAAGGCATAATCATCAGACTCAATAACACTCATACACCCGGTATCAGGAATAACACCTATACTAGATTGAGGTACATAATAAACAGACATAGACATCCCTCATTAATCAACTAATGATAATGAATTACTCTTCATCGCATACTCTTCTATCTCAATAGCACTCCGAGATAAATCGATATCACTAATAAGACCAAGATCACGCTGCAAAGCTGCACGAACTGATCTAAACATCCAAACGTACTGCTCTTCAGTAATACAATTAGCAAAACGCCAAGCAGAAATACTATCGAGAAAACTATTTGAATAGAAAAGACGATCAATAAAAGCAGGCATATCATCTAATGCAGAAAGCTTACGGCGATAAGCCGCAGCAACAGCAGGCGGGAGAGATATACTCTCATTAAAATCAACCACAACATCATTAGGCTGCGACATTAGACACCTCCGAAAAACCAGGATGCATCGCTAAAGACTCACGAAAATACGTAGGCAATTGAACACGTGAGCACATGCGACGGAAACGGGAAGGAAAGCCGGAGCGCTCAATATACTGAGCGATAAAATCATTAAATGACTCACCCAAAGATTGACGTAACAAACTGATAGCGGGTCCGGCTTGGCGACGCAACCAACGCACCATCGCGACACCGGAAGCCTCTACATGCTTTACAACGCAATGAATACGAGAAGATACAGAAGAAACAACCCTAGATAACAATGAATCTAAATAACCATATGAACCACGCAAATAACGAAAAGAATCAACAAGAATATCCAAAGGTATAACGGCGTGTTTTCCATAAAAACGAACCTCATAACGAACCCAGGGAGAATCAGGGGAACCCAATTGCTTCCCCTTATCATAGATACAAAGCTGTTTATGACCTTTTTGCCCTACGTACAAAGTACATCCCGAACCGCCTCCATGATCATCTAGAAAACGTGTACGAGGAGGAGTACCACCAGAGGCAAATAACAAACAACCTCCAGAGGGAGCTAAATTCTCTCGAGCCTGTGCCTCATGATGACGAACGGTCCCCAATTCACCCTGATAATCATCATAGGCCACATCACATCGGGTAATACGAGCGCCCACCGATTGCAAGACAGAAATAACCTTAGACCAATCACGAATATAACGACAAGCAGCACCAGATAAACTAATACAAAAAGAATCGTTATTACCATCCCAACCTAACTTGCCAACCACATCACCGTTATGATCAAAAATAGATGCGCTAGAAGAATAAAAATGCCAGCGGTTTGATGTGTGCTTACCAATAGAAATGTATTTAGGATCTAAATTAAACAAGAGAGATAATAAAAACTTAGATTCATCCAAATAACCACACTGTTGCAATAGATCACGACTCATCACAACGGTTAAAAAATCCACACAAGCAAGCCGCGAGGAGTCGAAATCGTCTTGACGCATGCCCAAGCAATCCCACTCACCCTTTTGGCCCGTGTTACTACTTGGGCCAATGCTCAGTCGCGAGGCTCCCAAGCCCTGGCCCACATCTGTATCCACATACGAAACGTTTTCACCGGATGGCCTTGGGAACGCCTCAGCACGCTCACAAGACATATTATGAATACCCATTCAATTCTCCTAACCTGCCTTGCCAGAACCCCTCTAACCTCGGCAAGGTAAGATTAGAAGGGATATCAGTTACAAACTGATTTAATACATGTAAACTGATAACTTAAAGATTGTCAACTGGAAACTGAAATGATCGCCAAAAATAATCTTATTGACAAAGCTAAAGAAATGTGCTTTCAGAACAGTGATAGAGCGTTGGCAAAAAAACTAGGAGTCTCAGCACAATCCCTGCACGTATGGAGGCAGGGAGGAAAGATCAAAGATGAATACCTTGCATTGCTAATCGAAATGGCGCAGGCAGATGAAAGCACGTTCGCAAAAATACGAGAAGAGGAAGCAGATACAGCAACAGAACGCCGCATCTGGAAATCAATGCTAGAGCGGCTAACCGCAACAGCGGCAACGGTACTAGTAGGCGTTGGCGTTAGTTTTCCGAACGCATCTCATGCAAGTATGGCAAACAGAGAGGCACTAGAAGGAGTGAAACAAACTGGTGGGCCGTGCTGGAATCGAACCAGCGACCAGCGGATTAAAAGTCCGATGCTCTACCGACTGAGCTAACGGCCCAAAACAACAACACAGCACATGAGATTGCGATCGTAAAGTGTACAGCTAAGACTAACCAGCAACATAATTTTTACTGTACATAGCCAGTGGCGGCGGCGACACCAGCATCCACAAATTCGGCCGCACGCAGTTTACAACCGTCGTAACGCCCGCACATTGGAACTCAAAGAAAGAAGACAAACGATGCATTCCGTAGTAAGCGGGTATGCCTTACGTAAGAACCACGTACCCCCTGTCACTGGGGACTTATGCACTACGTAATTCACTCGTTAAGCTTAAAACCAATGTGGCGGGCTTCCGAAAGTGTTTGAGGACCCCTGAAAATGGTCCGTAGAGACGGGCATACAACCGGTCGATAGACACATCAATGACACGATTGGAATGAACCAAAAGACGTGTTGCGGAGTGTGTTGCGGAAGGACAACAACACCCAAGCGACCGTATCGCCTCGCCATTTTTTGCGTCTTTGTCAAAAACGTTGTCGCTGAAAACCCCTGAAAAATGGCTTTGGTGTGCTACCTCTGGCAGGCAGTGGTACAACTGGCGTTGCCGCGTTACGCGCAGGGCACCGTTTTATAGGCATGGAGTTGTCTCTGGGGTATAGCGACGTTGCAAAGCAGCGTTTGCCCGATAGGGTTTGTGGGTTTATTCGTGATGTGTATCTGTGAAGGTCTGTAGCTGAGCCAGTCATTCACCGTGCCTGCGGTGATCGCGTCCGCCTTAATAGACACGCCGTACACGCTAGCGCTGATTCGGAACTTTATCGTGCTGAAGCTGGGCATCGGCGGAAAGTGATCATGATCAGAAAAACGTTGCGTCGTATCGCGGCCTATCTTGCCTATCTTCCTAACATGCGACTGCTTGTTGAATACGTGATGATCACGGCGTTAGTAGCGCTAGCCGCTCATGCGGTGCTATCGTGGGTTAATCACGAAAAATTAACACAACGAGCGACGCATATTCAGGAGCAAGTAGCCAGCATGGAACGCACTTTAAATGAGAAAGCGGCGATGAATGCGGAACAAGATGCCGCAATCGCGCCATTACTTTTGTTACGCAACAGCGACTGCCGCCCCGTGGCAGTACCGAGGTGCACCCGTGAGCTTTAAACATGAAGTAGAGATTGACCCATACGTCGAAGCGCACGAGCCGTATCCGTTTATTCTTGCTGAAAACGTACAAATCGATTGTTACATAAGGCTGCGCGTACCGCGCACGATAGACGCATGTTTGTCTTCCCTTGAGTTAACAGGGACGGATACAACGCACGTTGCTGTGGAGTTAAAAAAACCACAAGGTAACCGGCCTCTTACGTTCGGCTTTGTGCTTACCGGGAAATGCCGGGGCAACACTACAATCACCGCGAAAATGGAATTAACGAACGGCGTTGTTAGTAAACGCACCTTTCATGTTGTTGTACGGTCATGGTGTGGTTAAAAAGCGCCTCTTGGAACCTGGGTTGTAGGCTTCCTGGCAGTAAAAATCGCAACACTGCGACGATTAAAAACGCGTTTCTTGAAGCCTTCGACTACCTCGGCGGCGTTCCGACGTTAGCGAAGTGGGCCTGTGCAAATCGCACGAATTTCTACACACTCGCCGCGCGCCTTATTCCCAAGCAAACCCATATCGCCAGTAAATTCGCGCTAAACAGTGCTGATGTTGCCGAGTTGGATGCTGCTATTGCAGTCCTTGCCACCCAATCATGCCTTGGCATTATTGCTGGCAGAAAAAATGCGCCGCCGCTGTACTAACCGTGTAGCCAACTATCCTCCCTACGCCAAACAACACGCGTTTCACGCGATGGGCGCGACCATGCGCGAGAGGCTGCTCATCCTGGCTAATCAATCCGGAAAAACGGCTGTGTGCTTGTCATGAGGCAGCAAATACACCTCACCGGCCGGTATCCTGATTTCTGGGATGGCAAACGTTTTACTAGTGCTCATCACGGTTTGGCCGGTTCTGAAACGGGAGAGTTAACGCGTCGGCAGTGTGCAACGTCTCTTGCTTGGCCGTGATCCGAAAACCGAATGAGGCACCGGCGCGATTCCTGGCGCGTGCATTGGATGCCATGACCTGGGCGCGTGGTGTGCCTGAGCTGGTCGATACCGTATAGGTACGCCATTGTTCTGGCGTGCGTCGTTCCGTCTCGCTCACATCTTTCGAACAGGGAGGTGAAAAATGGCAGGCCGATCCAGTCGATTGGATGTGGTTTGACGAGCAACCGCCCGAAGATGTGTACTTCGAGGGCATCACCCGCACTAATCGCACCTTTTGGCTGGTGTGTATGACGTTTACGCCGCTAAAAAGCATATCAACCGTGGTGTGGCGCTTTCTGCTGGAAAACGTTCCGGATCGGGCAGATATGCAAATGAGCATTGAAGATGCCGAACACTATTTGGTCGAAGACTGCGCGCGTATCACTGCAAGCTACCCACCGTATGAGCGCGAAGCACGTACTCAAGGCGTTCCAGCATTAGGGAGCGGTCGCGTATTCCCCATCGCGGGAGAAAAAATCGGCGTTGCCCGGAAAAAAATTTGA